CTTGTAACGTCAGTCACAAGGGAAACCATGGCCAATCAGGTTCATGGTATAATGGAGTACCGCGTCGCAGGAAGGAACCGATATGACGCACAACATTCGCAAGACCGATAAGGTCCTCGCAGTCCGGGAGCCCATGTGGCACGGGCTCGAGGACCTTCTTGCAGAAGCCCCCACACGGGCTGAAGCAGAGAAGCTCACGATGAACTTCCAGGTTCTTCGTGAGGACATCTACCGCAAGGTCTACCATGCGGACATGACCGAGACGTTCGAGCTCATCGAAGACGAGCAGATCAACGTCCGGTCGGACACCGACATGGTGATGGCTGCAGTGCCGCGTGATCGGCCTGAGATCCAGCCGTCCGAGATGTGGGACATCGTCGAGCAGATCCAGAAGAAGAACAAGGGCGTTCTCATCGAGACCGCAGGCACGCTCCGTGATGGGCGTGACGCCTGGATTCTGCTGAAGCTCGACGAGGAGATCACCATCAAGGGTGATCCCAGCGGTACGGCATTCAGCTATCAGGCGCTGCAGAACTCGTGGGTGCCCGGCAAGGCATGCCGCTTCCAGAACACGAATGTCCGCATTCAGTGCTGGAACACGTCGTCGTACACCGACCTCGTGGCGGACATGCAGAACATGACGCTGAGCCTGGCGCACACGACGAACCTCAAGGAGCGGCTCGACGAGATCACGGAGTTCCTGTCGGAGTGGCGGCGAGGCATCGACCTCTGGCGCGAAGCCAAGGAGTATCTGGCGACGGTGAAGGTCAACACGGACCAGACCATCTGGTTCGTGAACAACTTCATCAATGAGCCGCCGGAGTTCGCGACGTCGGATCGTGTCAAGAAGAACGTCAAGGACGCGCGTGCCGCTCTCACGCTGGAGCTGTACAACGGGTTCAGCGACGGCGTGCGTGGCACGGCGCTCGGCCTGTTCGAAGCGGCGTCGTCCTACACGGGACACGTGAGGACGTTCAACAACAAGTACACGCGCTTCAAGCGAGCGATGCTGGACAGCTCCACCATCCTCGCGGACGCTCGGGAGCTTGCTCTCGAAGCGGCAACTGTCTGAGCACTCGGCTCAGCAATCACAAGGAGAATCAATGGTTGTCGACGTATACGTCAAGCCTGAGCCGAAGAAGAAATCTGAGGAGTGTCGGCAGTGCATCATGACTGAGAAGATCATGGTGGACAAGGACGTGGAGTACAATCGCCACGTCATTACCGACGCAGATGCGGAAAAATTCCGCGGCATGGGATTGATGTCAGCACCAGTGGTTCTCGTCCACACAGATGGGGAGCTCACCGATTCGTGGGCAGGCTTCAGGCCTGACAAGATCGGTGGGCTCCTCGCTTAATAACGAGGAGACTAGCAAGTGACAAGCATTAACAACAACCCGACAGAGCAGCTGGCGATCGTAACGCAGATCAAGGATCGGCGGAAGAAGCGCAAGCAGGAGCGTGACGTTCCGGAAAACACGGTGATCCGGTTCAAGCTTCGCGTGGCCACACAGGACACGCCGAAGAAGCGTACGTACGTCGCGCTCTACGTCGACGGGCGGTGGTGGACGACCAGCACCATTCGTGGTGGTCGGCCCGGTCAGCTCATGAGCAACGAGCAGATGCTCGCTCTGCTTGAGAGCAAGGACGTGACTCGTGTCGAGGTCGCGTCTGCGTGGGACGAGATCGACTGATGAGGCACAAGCACAAGCTGGAGGTAACGGACCCAGGCCCGGGTCCGATCATCTACTTCAAGTGCGCAGACCAGGACTGCGGCAAGCAGCTCCTGGTCTCCAAGGTCGTCATGCGGAATGCATTGATGATACCGATGTATATGGGCGCTGCATGGATCTATGATCCCGTGCATGGTAACCAGTACGTCTAAGTAGCAGACAATAACAACTGAGAAGAAGGACAAGCAACATGGCACCTGCAGCAACGAAGTCGCGTGACAAGGTCGAGATCCCGTGGCCGAAGAACCTCGTCATCGAGGGCCCGATGTCGTTCCCGCTCACGAGCGCGGCCGACCTCGACGCCATCAAGGACTGGCGCGCCAAGCGGAAGATCGCGGCGCCGGAGTACGACGACAAGATCGGCGTCAACATCCTGCTCACGCAGGAGAAGTACGAGAAGGCCGTCGACTACCTCGAGAACGTGTACATGCCGTTCACCGGCATCTACCACGAGCTCACCGGCAAGGGTGTGGACCCCGCCGCGCAGGCTGATCTGCTCGCACAGATCAAAGAGCGCAAGTGGACCACGCTGGAAGGGCGCAAGGAGAAGCCCAACTTGCCGATCCGCGAGCTGACGGACAGCGATCGGGAGAACATCGACACGGACCTGTACGTGTTCAAGATGAAGGTCTCGGGACCGTACGAGGCGGACTTCGAGAAGAAGGCGATCATCAAGAACGCAGAAGGTCGTCAGGTCTCGGTCGATCTGAGCAAGATCGATCTGCCGACCTCGCGGCGCGACCCCAACCAGCTGTGGTGGGGAAGCAACTGGCACTTCCGTGTGCCGATGAAGATGAACGCCTTCGAGCGTGCATCGCTGGGCATCACTGCCTACGGGTCGATCCTGTTCCTGCTGCCGCACCTGGGTCTGCCGGTCTCCGGCGGTGCAGATGAGGCGCAGGTCCTGGAGGACGGCGACGACTGGGAGTAATCCCAGGAACGGGCGGCGGGTCACAAGGCCCGCCGCCCACACTCTAGATTAGAACACTACCGAGGGATCAGGTAATGGAGCACATCTTCTGTGGGACCGTATGGTCCACGTACAAGGTCAAGAACAACGAACACACAGACGGTCGTCGTCACGGCTGTCGGTTCCCGCGCCACCACCGTGGCAGCATCTGTATGTGCGTCTGTGGTAAGGCGCACAAGAACATCGACAAGCCTGAGGAGGCTACGAATGAGCTCGTTGACGAGCGCGGTTAAGTGGTGCACGTTCGAATGGGATGGGAATGATGGGGAGCGCTACCGCTGTGCCAAGCCAGCTCATCCGAACGATGATGAGCACGCCGGACCGAACGGGGAAGAGCCCGTGCAGTGAGTGCGGGATTCGTTACCCATGGCGTGACTTCAAGACGTGCAGAGCATGTACAACTCTCGTACGTTGTGAGGTTGCATCATGCAACGAGTGGGTCCAGACTGTATTCTCGACCTGCCACAAGCACACGGCCCTCATCAGGGCGTATGGTGGCGAGCCGCGTCGGCTCCCGCTATCGCTCGATGATCGAGACAGACTAAGGATAGACATGACACAGGAAGTACTGGACGCGGTCGGTACAGACGACCGCTACAGGGACCCGACCATCCTGCGCTTCAGCGCATCGGTGGCGAGTCGGTATCACAAGTGCCATGGCTCGGCCAACCTGCCTGTCGCGATCCCGGGCTTCGAGTTCCCGGCACCAAACGACAGTGGGTGGAAGGGCGTAGGCACACAGCTCCACGAAATTTTCGCGGTCGCGCTTTCTGACTGGAAGAAGCTGCTTGTCATAGCAGCATTCCTGAAGGAGCTCGTGACCAGAAGGGATCGTGTCAAGCTGCTGGCGGACAAGAAAGCCTTCATCATCTGGTGGTTCATGATCGCGAAGACAGCGCCGCCACTGGACTACGATGTGGTGGCGCGTGGTCTGGTCTATAAGGTTCCTACGGTCGACGTGGACGGCAACGTCAACGGCGAGCGTGAGAAGGCTGTGGAACCGCGCTACGTCGTGGCCATGGCTGAGGCGATGGAGTACGTGTACGACATCATCAAGACCATGGATCCGGACTCGCTTCAGATTCTGACGGAAGTCAAGAAGGAAGCGTGGTGGCTGGAAGGCAAGTACAAGACCACGGTCGACTTGATCGTCATGGACAAGAACGAGTTCCACTGCCTCGACCTGAAGATGGGTGACATCCCAGTTGAGGCATACAAGAACACACAGCTGATGTACTATGCTGTGACGTTCGGTGGAGTGACGTATGAGTCTGCGACGCTCCACATCATGCAGCGCAATAACATGAACGTGTGGGTCGTCAAGCAAGACGAGCTCAATACGTTCATGCACGACATTCAGGACAGTGAGCGTGCGATCCTAGCCGGTGACGTGAGTCTCAAGGCTGGGTCGCACTGCACATTCTGTCCTGCCAATCCACGGTCAAGGTCTGACCGTGGTTCGAAGGTCTGCCCCGCTATGCAGGAGCTTCTGTACGGAAGCGACGACAAGGCGAAGGCAGAAGAAGACGCACTGTCTGAAGGAGACTGGTGATGGACGAGCAGGATGAAGAACCGCGTCCGAATGTTGTGATCGACGCGGTATGCGCAGATCACACTGAGTATGCAGGCATGGGCATGTCCATCAACCTGAGGCAGAAGCGTATCTGGACAGGCTTCGACTTGTTTGCATACGACAACGCCGAGGAATTCCTGTCTGGGATTCTGCACATGCTGTCATACGCCGGACCGAACCTCGTCCTCAAGGAGGAAGACGGTTCAGACTGGACTGATGATGACCTCCAATGGGGTCAGCAATACGACGAACTCAAAGGAGATGAGTGATGCCTGACGCGTTCAAGGCAAGCAACGGAATCTGGGTACAGCCCGACGATCAAGGCGGGTTGTTCCTGTCGAACGATCCGGATGACTTCGACTCGGGTTTCGACAATGTCGATGTGACATCTCTGCGTGCGATCGATGAGTACCGGAACCAGTATCGGTTCGGGCTCATCAAGCACGAGGACAACAGGATCTTCGTCCTGTACCTGAAGGATGAACCCACACCGAGGGCGGCTTACGTCGCGGCGAACCGAGACCAGTACGACGCGTACTACGACTTCGTCTACTCTTACTGCGGTTCGCCGCTGTGGGACGTGATCGAAGGAATCAACTACCAGCGCTTCATGGATGAGACCGTGAAGCAGCTGACTGATCCCAACGAGTATGGCGACGGAGACGACTACTTCGGCTGGGACCCGGCGATCGTCGAGATCAGAGCGAACAGCGAGGAAGAGATTGACGCGAACAGCGGTCTGTCGATCCTCGACGTGCGAAAGAAGGCAGCAGACGAGCTGCAGAACTTCGCACTGTGGTCGTACAGGACTGACGCAGGCTGGGAGGCCGAGCGTCAGGACGTCATCGACGCCATGCTGAGGCTCGCCAAGTGACATACGGACTCGACTACGAAACCTGGTCCCGCACCAATCTTCCGGTGCGGGGCCTGGCGAACTACGTTGCTGATCCTGAGTTCAAGACGCTCATCTGTAGCGTGGCGGACGCAGACGGCGAGCTCACCTACGACTGGGTCTTCGGGACCATCTGGGAACGAGGTAACCCAGTCAATGCGTTGGGACATGACCGTGATGAAGTCTCAAACGGTCTACAAGGCTGGTTGGCGGATGCCAATCAAGGTCCGATCATGGCACACAACGCTCCTTTCGAGCGTGAGGTAACGCACTGGTGGTACGCGGACTTTGACCCGTTCAAGTTCGAGGACAGTGCTGTGGACGCACGCATCTGTGGTGCGGAGTCCAAGCTCATCGTGGCGTCACGACAGCTGACGAACAGCCACAAGCTGGAGGAAGGCAACGACCTCGTCATGCTGTTCTGTGTACCCAATGAGTGGTATCCGGATGGACCAACTCCGGAGCTGATCGAGAAGCACGGGCACATGGATAAGTGGATGCGCTTCATCGAGTACTGCGAGATGGACGCTAAGGGCAGCAGAGAGATTCGACTGGTCGCACAGAAGCTTGTGGACCAGTTCGACCCGATGCTGCTGATCCGTGAGGCTTACAACGAGCAGGCGACGTGGGAGCAGAACCAGGCTGGCTGGACGGTGGACCTGCCTCTCGTCAAGAAGATGAAGACGAGGGCGTGGGCCAACGGCCTCATCGAGCAGAAGAAGTTCATGGACTCGACTGGCGAGGTCATCAACTTCAACTCGCCAGCACAGCTGAAGAAGTACTGCGAGGATCGGGGCGTACGCGTCAAGAGTCTCGACAAGTACAACCTGCCTATCCTGCTCGACAAGGTCAGGGATGACATCCTGACCACAATGACCGAAGACTTGAAGCCCGAAGGCGACGAGCCGCTGGTCATGACGGTGTCAGAAGACACCTGGGTCTGGCGGCGTGACATGCTGGGCCAGCTGTCGCCGGAGGCAGAGCGCAAGGTCCGTAAGCTCCGTGAGGTGCAGGCCCTGCTGGAGTGCAAGCGGGAGATGGGCGGAAGCACGCTGAGTAAGCTGCCGAAGATCCTGGACCTCGTGAGCGAGGACGGACAGCTCCGAGACCAGTACATGCACTGTGGTGCTGGTCAGACTCTGCGTACCACAGGACGCGGCGTGCAGATGCAGAACATCGCTAAGCTCGTCGTGGACGCGGACGGTAATCCCGTCCGTGAGGTTGACTCGGTCTTTGACTTGACAACACCGTGGACCAACGTCGACATGGCAGGTCAGCTTCGCCAGGTGTTCACGGCAAGTGACCCTGACGGGAAGATCATCGTCGGCGACTTCAGCGCAGTGGAGTCGCGCGGACTGGCCTACCTCGCAGGCGAAGAGTGGAAGCTCGACGCCTATCGAGAAGGCAAGGACGTGTACAAGGTGCTGGCATCGAAGTACTTCGGCGTGCCGTACGAGGAGGTTACCAAGGAACAGCGACCGAGAGGCAAGTACTCGGAGCTGAGCTGTGGCTACCAGGCTTCGGCGTCTGCAGTCCAGGACTTCATGTTCCGTCTCGGCTTCAAAGTCACGCTGGAAACAGCGCTGGAGGACGTGAGCAATTGGCGTGCAGCGAATCCGAAGATCGTAGACTTCTGGTTCAAGCTGGACGGCTTGCTGAAGGATGCGGTGCGATACAACGAGGTTATGGAGGGTCGGATCGGTCACGATCTGATCGTACGCTTCAGCCCGTTCGAGCTGCCGTCCATGAGTGCGCAGCACCCTGGTTCGCTGTCGCTCTGCATACAGATCCTGCTTCCGGACGGTATGCCGTTCGTGACGCGCTTCGTTCACGGGTGCTACTTCCGTGGAGACAAGCTCTGCTACTACAAGCCTGCAGAGCGCCTCAACGGAGAGCTGTGGAAGGCAACTTACCAGCATCCGAAGACGAAGAAGGAGACGTACTACAGCATCTACGGTGGCAAGGTCGCAGGCATCCTGACACAGTCGCTGTGTCGTGAGATGTTCTTCGACAGCCTCGCTGACCTGAGGTTCCGGCTCCGCAATGAGCGGAACGTCAGGATCATGGGACAGTTCCATGATGAGATCAATGCGGACTGGGTTCCCCAGGAAGCATGTCACAACGAGGACTGGGTCAAGGAGCAGTTCAGACAGGCTATGACGACGTGTCGTCTGCCTGACTTCCCGTTGGCGGTGGACGTTAAGTCTGCCTACCGATATATCAAGTGAGCTACAGCGGCGGGGCGTGTGACTCCGCCCCGCCGCTGGACCAATACAATGAGGGTGGTGCAATGATTAAGTTGACTGGTGTCGATCCCGGGATTAGGGATACCGGGCTCGTGACAATCAGTCTCGATCCCGACAGAAAGCAATGGGCCGTGGAGACACGTGTCTGGAGTGACGTCACAGAGCAGAGCAAGAGGCAGGACGTGGTCCTGGACCCGCAGTTCATTACGGAGCTGAGTGCATACGTGTACGTGACTCAGCCTACGTTGTCAGCCGTGGAGGGCTATAGACAGCGTGGACGTAACCAGGCGAACGACCGCAAGATGCTGGCGATGGTCCAGCACTGCAAGAAGCTGATGCCTGGCTCGGTCATCGTGGATAACACGGGTATCAAGAACGTGGTGACGCAGGACATGTTGCACCTGTTCCAGGTACACAGGTTCCCACACACGAATCACAGTGACCTCGTGAGTGCAGCACGCGTGGCACTGAAGGTTGGCATTGCCAACCCGATCGTCAACAAGATGCTGTACAAGTTCGTAATCGACAATGCGACAGGAGCGGACAGATGGCAGCAAACATACTAGTGCCGCAGTCGGTGCGGACGATGGAGAGCCCAGTCACTCCGGAAGAGTGGATGGACGACGGCGCGTGTCTGAACAAGGACCCGGATCAGTGGTTCCCAGACACGCGTGAGGAGATTGCAGAAGCCAAAGAGTTCTGTAAGACGCACTGCAAAGTGCGATTCAAGTGCCTGGCATTCGCCATGCTGAAAGAGAAGCCGTACATCAGCGAGAGCGGTAAGCAGGTCTCTGCCCTGCGTTTCGGTGTGTTCGGCGGGCTGGACTCTAAAGAGCGCAAAGCGCTTCAAGAAGAGATTGACAAAAAGGCGGAAGCCGAGAAGGAGATGACAGCATGACCAACATCATCATGGGCAATGTGGAGTACGAGCAGCGCGAGTGCTTCAAGAAGGAAGACCACACTGCGCACGTGTGGCACTCGAAGTACTGGTGCCGAGGACTCGGTCTCGACGAGGACGGCTACGTGAAGCAGCCCGATGCGTGGACGCCCGCGGAGCCGGAGTACGTCCCGGCACCGGAGGACGCTCCTGCAATTCTGGATGCACGGACTGCCTACGGCGACAAGGTCCAGAACCAGATCGAGCAGGCGGCGATGATCAACGCCTACCTGTCGGGTCGTGAAGTCCGTCCGGTAGACGTGCCGATCATTATGGTACTGATCAAGTGCCACCGCATCGGCAAGATGCCAGACTACAAGGACAGCTACGACGACGTCGAGGGTTACCTCGCGATCGCCAAGATGGTCATCGGTGGTGACATGATCGAGGCGACGACAGCCGCCGAGTACATGAACATCAAGGCCAACGGGCAGAAGGAACGAGTGATCGAGCTTCGTATTCCGGATCAGAGCGAAGGCTCAGTCATGCAGAGCTGGCTGAACCACAGAGCGGATGGTCCGGCACACCCGTATGAGAACGTCGAGCGTGACATGCTCAAGGACGTTCCGGACGAGCACAGCCCGAACCTCTGATGGTTACCTGGGATGAAGCCGAGCGGGTCTATCAGGCACTGGACCCGAAGTTCGAGGCTTGGTCCCTGGCGCAGCGAGAGGCTTACCTGAAGAGCCTCTCGCTCAAGCGCCAGATGCTGTTCTTCCCTACAGGGCACGGCAAGACCAAGACAACACTGGGAATCCTGGCGGCCAAAGACATCAAGAAGGTCTTTGTGATCGCACCCAATGCGACACACGCTGACTGGAGGCGCGACGCTCACGCGCTAGGGATGGAGGTGTTGGTCATGACGGTTCAGAAGTTCCGTCAGGCTGACACTAAGATTCCTCGTGAGTATGAGGCCTGGGCTGTGGACGAGTTCCACCAGCTCGGAGGTCATGATGCTACCGGCTTCGGCAAGTTCAAGCGCATGATGCGCACCTACACAGGTGAGGTCATCATGTCTTCGGCTACTCCGAACTACAACGATCCTGAGCGTGTGTTCTGCGTTCTGTTGATCGGTGATGAGGAGCCGGAAACGAACTACCTGGACTGGCTGTGGGAGTATTGCATCTGCAAGACCAGCCCGTTCAAGATCATGCCAGACACGTTCGGCTACAAAGACTACGAGAGCAACATCGAGTTCCTGCTGACACGTGACTGGGTAAGTTACATCGAGGACAGGGCGGAGTGGGACGAGCGGTGGGTAACACTGCCGGAGACCTACGACGACCTGTTCGAGCGCTTCAACGCAGATACTCGTGAAGAGAAGATCATCAACAGTGAGATGGAGAAGCGCCACAAGCGCGTACGCAACCTCCACACCACTGAGGATGGAACGATCAGACTCGAGATTCTGCAGGTCATGCTGACCGAGATGAACAAGTTCCCTCGGTATCAGAAGTGGATGATCTACTGCATGCACAGCAGTGTGTCGAAGGCCCTGTATCGGTCGCTGTCCAACGCAGACAACGTGTTCTACGTAGACGGCGATACGACTAAGAAGCGTCTTGAGGAGCAGAAGCACGGCTTCATTAATGCGGAGCGTGGGTTCCTAATCGGAACCAGCTCAATCGCTACAGGAATGGATGGTGTCGACAAGACATGCCATGCGATGTTCATCCTGGATGACATCGTCGGCGATGACGCACTGCGTCGTCAGCTCATCGGGAGGATCCTGCCCCGAGGAGCTCAGGACACAAGCCCCAGGCTTGTGATCCGTGCTACCTTTTAGTGCCAAGCATGAGATAATTGAGGATACAGTACTGCACTGAAAGAGGGCGCCATGCTAGAAGCAGAGATCGAGAAGTATCTGAAGCAGCTAGTCTACGAAGACCTGACTGCTCTGGAGCGCTTCCGAGTCGAGATGAAGATCCAGATGATTCGTCGTCTGGCACTGGGAAGCAGGTCAGCTATCAATGCCTAGGGTCTACAGCAAGGCAGATCAGATCGCAGTGGCTGTGGCGATGGCTCAAGTCATCGACATGAGACTGTATCGGGGCCTGATCTACATTCCTGTAGACTACGAAACCGATGCGGACAACCCCAGATTGGAACGCACCGTATGGAAGGAACTGGACACCGAGGGCTTGCTTCAACGCGCGAGAGCAGTAGACATGCTGTTCTCGTCGCCGCAGGAGTTCTCGAACTTCAGGTACATGCTGATGCAAATGGCTACTCGGGAGTACAATCCTGAGAGCGCCGTCCTCATCAAGCATGACGGTGGGTTGGGGATGCTCACTGACATGGGCGTACAGCCGTTTACGGCAGGCGACTTCATGCCCAACTACATCAAACACGAGATCATTCCGAAGGAGGATAAGGACTACAAGCTCGTCAAGGAGCTGTTCAAGACGATCTCATCGTGGCTCAACAGTCCAGAGCAGGCACACTCCCTGCTTCACCACCTAGCGACTGCGTTGCAGCCGGGGTGGGCGGCAGTGAAGTATGTACTGCTGCTGGGTGATGGGCGTAACGGTAAGGGTACGTTGCTCAAGATGATCTACAAGCTGCTGGGGGATAGCAACATCAGCGGTGTGCAGAGACAGGCTATGGCGGCTCAGCGTCCAATCATGAAGACGCTGAACAACAAGCTCGCGAACGTGGTATTCGATGGTCCGCAGCAGTACATTCCGGAGTCTGGTCCTGAGAAGACCGTGGTCGCCGGAGAGCCGCTGATCATCGAGATCAAGTTCGAGAATGAGCCGTTTAAAGTGCAGACCAATGCGCTGTTCATCGAGGCTCTGAACAAGGAGCCGAAGAGCAGGGATAAGTCTGCGGCGATCCAGAAGCGTATTGTTCGCTTCCAGTTCCCGAACACCTACGAGGATGACTTGAACTTCCTCGCCTACATGCAGAGTGATCGTATGATCGATGCGCTCCTGACTCTGCTGTGGGAACACTGGGTGACGGAGGATGAGCTTGCCGTTAAGCTCAAACCGTCGAACCTCAGTGAGAGACTGCAGATTTCGCAGATCGCCGATACCTCCCCGGTGATGGCGTATCTCGAGGATGTGGTTCGTAAGGACAGCACACTGCTGGATAACCTCCGGAGTGGCGAGTATCGAGCAGACACGCTCGCGGACTCGATGCAACCGTGGCTCCATACACAGGGCTACGGAGACCGTACGGCCAACGACATCTGGGATCTGCTTAAGGAGCATTTCGTGATCGAACGAGTCGTTCGGCGCGAGAATGGACGCCCGGCAAACCGGCGTCTGATTACCTCGATCAAGCCTGCTACACTGCAGGCAATCGAGCTCATCGCACAGTCTGGGAAGGAAGACGAAACCGATGAAGAAGCAGTGGTACGAGGATGACAGGCAGTATGTCATCAACAAGCCTGTTCCTCTGGAGTTCGAGGAATACGGCACACTCAGCCTGATCCGTGTCTACAGCAAGGGCGGCACAGAGACAGGCTGGGGAGCGAAGGACTGGGCGACGCAGCGCGAGGCGGGACGGTTCGATCCGGACCGCTCGGTGCGCTACTTCGAGAAGTACCAGCAGCCCTTCGCATTCGTGATGCGGAGCATCCCGTTCGTCTGCATCGATGTGGACGGCAAGAACAACGGACAGGCATTCACGAACATGCTGCAGTTGCCGGAGACTCTGGCAGAGCGCAGCAAGAGCGGGAACGGCTGGCACCTGATCTATCGGGTGCCGGGAGCATCGTTCGACTCGAAGCGAGGGTTCGCTGAGATGGAGGACCACAACGGCGTGCTGCCAGGCATCGACGTGCGTGGGACTGGAGCCATGTTCCACTACCCGAATCAGCAGTGGAACAGGATGAAGGCAGCAGACCTGCCGATGTCGCTGTACGCTCTGCTGGAGAACGCTCAGCGCATTCGGCACAACGCACGTCTGACGGCAGGTGGTACGCTTGGCCTATCGGAAGACGAGCTCGTCATCGTGCACGACCGGCTGGCAACACAGCTGGCTATGCGTGCACCGGTCGGTACCCGCAACCAGCGGCTGTACGCGATCGGGACGCAGATGTTCGCGTCGAACTACCCGGACTGGGAGATGCAGATCCGTCTGCGTGGAGAACAGCTCGGGCTGGACGTCGATGAGGTCGAGCAGATCCTCGAGAACATCATCAAGTACGCGCACTGAGAAGCAGAACGGGGGTGGCCATGTGCCACCCCCGTTTTCTTTTTATGTTATAATGAGGCCACAGCACCATGAGTCGGAAGGAAACCATGGCTGAGACAGATAGGGAGCGGGCCGAGTTGGAGGCCATGCTCGAACAAGAGTTCAAGCGGGACGACAGATTTGCGAGCACTGCTGGTGCTCCGAAGACTGCTGACGCTGTGTTGGGCCTGGTCCTGCCCAAGTCCGCGCGTGGGCGTCTTCCACTGACGCTCACCGATTACGTAGGTGAAGACAACCCAGCACGAGTGGAATGGGAACGACAGGTTCGCCTGTTCCTTCGCAGTCTCCGGCCGTCCACGCGTTACCGTGGTCACAAGGTCAATGCACCCATGATCTTCGAGTGGGTGACTGGCGTGACGATCAAGGAGATTCAAGAAGCGGAGGGCGTCGACCTGGCGGAGTGGCGCGGTGGTGCAGCCAACGGCTCAGCCAACATGCACCTGCGTCACATCAACGCGATCCTCGCTGAGTACTTTGGCAAGCCGCGTAAGACGACCATCATGGGTCGGCACGTCGGCAAGGCCTACGATGTGCCGCGAGGGTTCAGGACCGAGCGACGTAAGCCGCTGTGCCTGACCCTGTGGCCGGAGTGGGACGAGGGGCAGCTAGACCGTGAAGCGGTCTGACCCCGGCTACGCGCGCTGGAAGGCAGTCGAGCGTCAGCGCATCTGGAGAATCCAGAACGAGGCGAACCCAATCGTTGCGCTCCCGCTCAGTGAGCGTGTCATGCCTGCGACGTTCGGGCTCGAAGAAGCGTACTGGCATCCGCTCGCTTGCGAGTGTGCTCAGTGTCAAGGAGCCGTCCCCAAGGCTATGAAGCAGCTCAGACTCGCAGAGTCGCCGATACCAGCTGCTGTCAAAGCACAAGGTTCGAATCTTCCACAACTTCCTCGTCTGGTTTTGCGCCGCCTTCAAGACGTAGCAGAATCAGTTCAGTCGAGGGAAGAGACAGCGAAGTAACAGCGTCGAGCACGACCTTGGCCGCAAGCCGGGAGCGAGGGCTGTTGCTGCGAGCGTAGATGCTGGCGACTGTCGCGAGCCGCTGCATCCACAGCCACTCGAACCGCGAGTCGTCGGTGTCGCAGTGGTCGTCAGGAATCTCCGACCTCAGTTTGCGCTGGAACGGTACGACGTCAGTCATTGGGTACCTCCGGTTCCGGTGTCACGATGCCTTTGGTGAGGTCAACGAGCTTGACGCCCACGGCATTCTTGGTGGCAGGAGCGGTGCCGGTGCGCCGGACGCCGGTCGTCCTGTTCAGGATGATACGCTGAGCTCGGATTGCCTGGTTCATGGCACCCTTGGAGCGGTCAGGGTTGTTGGCGATGTCGAACAGGTTGCGAGCGATGAGCTCCCAGACCGGCATGTCGAGTCGCGGCGTGTCCGGCCAGTCCGGGTTGTCGTCGACGTATAGCAGAGCCTTACGGACAGTGACGTGCTTGGCAAGCTTAGCCAAAGTAGAACCTCCCACGTTCTCTAATTGCGCGGCGGACTAGACGCTGACGAAGTGCACGCATTTGGTCCCACTTCTGAGGACCACAGAAAGCGCGAACATGGCAGCTATAAAAGTAATACTCGAGTTTCCACGCTCGCTTGATTGCTTTGCGGTACGTCCAGTTCGTGAAGCGCATCAGTAATACCCCGAGTAATCTTCTTCGTAATTGCTGGTACGTGATCCAACGTTACTGCTGACGAGTGTTCCGAAGAACGCAATCTCCTTAGTGGCCTGAACCACGTAGCGGAGTGCGTCCATCATGTGCGAGTACTTGTTGTGAACAGGATACGGGCTGTACTCGCCGGTGGACTCGTTGTAGGAGTACTTATAGTTCTCCATACAGTCGAGAACACGGTCGCAGTTGGGACGAGTCGTGCTGTTGTTCTCGTCGTCCTGTAGACCGTTGATGAACGTGTTGTACATCTGGAGCCGGACGCTCTGCACCATCGTGATGACGTCAGCGGCATCAGTGTTGGGCAGGCCCTTGACGGTCCAGATGTTCGTACCCTTGGCGAGCACATAGACGTTGGGGAAACGCTCGCGCATGAGGTCAGCGGCAGTCGTGTTGATTGCCGCAACGTGGTGGTCACCATCCCACGGTAGAATGATCTGTTGGAGCTGACCGAACCAGGGACGACGAGCAAGTTCATCGACATACTCAGGCAGTGCCTTGCCGTGGCCTTCGCCACAGTCGATGAGGTAGAGCTTCTTGCTCGATGCGTCCCACTGGAAGGCAATCCAGGCGGTAGCATCGGAGTGCTTGCCCGCTGAGCCGATGTCAAAGGCAACGTAGACAGGACGCTCGCGGAAGTAGTTGAATGAAGAGTGACGTTTCTCGGCCTTGAGCTGCATGAGCGCTTCACCATAAACGGCAGAGGCGTCCATCTCTTCGAAGGAGCAGTGATACTCCTGGGCGAACATACGGATGTTGCCGAAGCGACGGCGGTAACTTTCCTCAATGACCTCAAGCTGTGCCTGAGTTAACAGGGGCGCAGCTCCTGCGTTGCGCATGATTGCGTTCAGATCATCAATCCCACGGATGATGATCTGAGCATCAGATCGATTCTTGACAGATTCCATGAGCTGCCACAGGCTGTTGTTGCGCTTGCCACGAGGAGTGGCGGCAACCATCAGGCGCTTGTGACCGTTTTCGGAGTCGATGATCGGTTGAAGGCGCGGGATCGGGTCTTCCTTGTTGAACAGGCTGAGCTCAGTGAACGAGTAGTCGTCGAACGACGTACCAACACCGTTCTGGCCTTTGCCAGTCTGGAAGTAGCCCATCACCTTGAGGATGGACTTGTTCTTAAACCGGCCTTCCATGACCGTGTCTTTCCAGCTGACTTCAGACTTCGGGACGTTGTCCTGAAGCATCTGGTACTGCTGGCCGGTCACAGGATCGTTGTAGGACTTATCCCACAAGATGTTGCGGATGGACGGGTTATCGGTGCCGATGTAGACACCGGTGGTCTTTGGTCGAGCGAGCCGTGCATGCACGGTCTCCATCGACATGCCTGTGTCCTTGCCCGACTGCCGAGACATGACTGCAATACCATAGCGCATGCGTTGCCACATCTGGTGCAGCTCGGCCTGATAAGGTCGAGGCACGTAGTGCAGTGGGAATTTCACTTGAGTCCAATCATGTGATGAGCGGGCGGGACTGGGGGCTCCCGCCCGCTCTGCTTGTTAGCCCTGGCCCTGCACCTTGTGCAGGAACGAGGCACGCTCGGTCGCGGCATTGAGCGCCTGGCGGACCTGAGTCCACTCGACGCCGTCGTCTGCGATCTCGTCGATTGCCTCATTCAGCTGGGCGACCGCCTGCTTCAGCGAGACCTTGGGCGCTTCGGCTTCCTCGGCGGCTTCGTCCGCTTTGGTTGCCGATTCGTCCTTGGCGTCGGTTGCGGGTGTCGCCTTGGCATCCGGCTTGTCCTCGGTCTTCGGCTTGGTATCTGCCACTTGCTTCTCCTTTGTGGGTTAGAGGATCAGGTTCGACGGCATGCCCATGGCGTTGAGGAAGACCGAGTAGTCGTCGCTCTCGTCGCCAACCATGCCAGTCTTGGACTGGATACCCGCCTGAGGACCGGCGTCAGTGGTGAACTGACCGCTCTCGGTTCGGGGCTGGTTGGCAGCATTCTGTCGCTGCTGATCCGATCGAGCAGCGCCTCCATTTGCGCCTGCCCGAGACTTGGCGAGGTCCGCACGGACCGCGTTGATGATCGGCTGCATGTTGGCGTGGAAGCCAATCACACGATCTCCGACCTTGTAGATGTAGTTCTGGCCGATCTCCATCACACGGGTCGCGAGCTCGCGGTCGAACTGGTTCCCGCCAGGGATCAGGTCGGGGTTGTTCTGGAACAGCATGACGCTGTCCTGGACGACCGACATGACCGGTGCAACGTCACGCTGACGCTGCTGGACGAACCGGTCGACCTCTTTTTCCATGAGCTGCTTCGTGGCTTCCTGCCAGTCGCGAGCTTCACTGGAGTCGCGGAGCAGGATATCCGGCTGACCCTGGATGGGGTTCGGAACCTTGCGACCAGCGAGCAGGTACGGGTGCATCTCGAGTGCTTCGAAGTACTCGGGATTCGCCGTCTTGCGGAACTCTTCCCAGCCCTGAGACTCGAACGCAGTCTTCAGGTTGCTTTCGATTGACTCTCCGACGGTGCCGAGCTCGGCAACGACGGCGAGGGAGTCGAGAGACCCTCCGCCAGCCACAGTCCCAGACTGCTGCCCTGCTGCTGCATCTGCAGCGACGGACTGCTGGGCATTGGAAGCAGGCTGCTGAACTGTTCCAGCTCCGGCTTCGGGCTGAGTTCCTCCAGCCTGTGCAGCAGCATCTGTGCCTGCTGTTCCTGCTCCTTCTCCAGCAGGAGCAGATGCCGCATCTCCTGCTGCATCAGAGCCTGCCGACGCCGCGTCTTCTCCAGCGCCTTCCTGGTCTTCGTCAGAGAAGACTTCGCCCCAGACCGCCGCAAAGTCTGGATCCATGCCACCATCCAGGAAGGAGTTCTTAGGGGCTGGACCTGTCTCCCCGTTGCCGAGGATTTCTGTGTTGGCATCACTCACCGCTCAGCTCCCTGATCTTGCCCATCATGTAGACGGTCTCGTCGGCGGTGATGGCGAACTCCGGGTTGTCGAAGTCGGCGAGGAACTCGAACTTCTGGATCATGCCGTCCGGACCGAGCGTGATGTACGTCATGTCCGCCGCGACGCAGTGGAAGACGGCCTTGCGCCGGTCGTTGAACTTATACCCGGCGTACTCCTTGTGCATCAGGTTGTTGCGCACGGTCCAGAGGATCATGAGCTCAATGTACGCCTTGCGGTGCAGGCGCCAGTCGTCAACGTTTTCCGTGAACAGCTTCTCCTGCTTCTTCGGATACGTTGACTCCAGGTCGTCGATCAGAGACTGCAGGATGCGCTTGCGGAACGAGAGGTACATCTCGAGGTCCACGTAACGCAGGTGCGGCCACGCCTTGAGGATCGAATCAGCAACCTCGACGGTCATCTCGCCTTCGGTCGCCTTGAGCGACTGGCCCAGCTGCTCGCGGAAGATCTCGAAGAACGTGTTGTCGTACTGCTTGAGTGCCGCCTTGCGCTGGGCTTCGGCGAACATCTCAGCCATCTCCTCGTCGGACTCGAAGGCCGACGGGTCGAAGGGCGTGGGCTCGTCAACCTCAAGGGTCGGGTCGGCGGCCAGGGCTTCCTCGGTTGCGGTGGACTCATTCATCGCTGCAGGCTCCTTCCAAAGAACTGCTCTCGGTATTCCTTCTCCATCGTGTCGCGGACGGACGTGATGTCGAAGCACAGGTCGATGTCGACGTAGATCGTCGTGATCGAGGACGGGATCTGCATCAGCCCGCCATAGAAGCGAACGACCTCGTCGTAGTCGAAGGCTCGCTTGTTGCCGTACTGGTGAATCTTGAACGGCATGCGCGGGTCAACGTAGATGCCGACCTGCGACGTGGGCATGGAGATCTTGATCTCGATCTCATGCTGCTCGTCACCGGCGACTTCGAAGGTCTCGTCGATACCGCCGTCGGGCCGGTACGTGTGGACCTCTTCGATGTTGCTGGTGACGGTCTTGACCTTGCGGCGCATCCGCTTCTGCGGGATTGCAGGCTTCATGACCTCGTCACGGAACCAGACCATGCCTCGGCTGTCGATACGGAGGATGTCGTTGGGTCCGTGCGTGTTGAAGGTCAGACCGGCACGATCTGCCTTGCGGTCGTTGAACGGGACGCCGAGAGCAACCGCGAGGGCTTGAGGTCCACGCTCACGGATGAACGCACCCCACTGGTCACGGGGCACGGCGTACTCGCCACGTGCCCCTCTCTCGCCCAGTTCTGGCCGGGCGATCCCACCGGACTCCGCCAGGCCAGCGGGGTCCAGAGCGGCTGACCTCGCCTCGTTCAGCCGCACTTGCGCGGCCATTGCCGCCTGCACGCGCGGGTCGCTGAGGGCTTCGCTGACCCAGTCGGTGTACGTCTGCATGGGCTGACCGCTCTTGACACGATCACGCTGAGCCTCTGCGAACGCGTCCTGGTTCAGAGCAGGGTTGACGCCTTCGTTCGACT